CTCTTTTTTGGAGCCCTCCTTGCCTTTGCCCTTGACTTCCACGTCTTTGCCTGATTTTTCAAACTTGGCAAACGGATTAACGCCTTTTTTAGCCATACCACCACCTCTTGAAAGTTTTAACACCGTACCCGAACCGCCCTTGTGCTCTTGAGCATCGTGCTCTCGAAAAGCCTTTTTGATGAGCGCCTTGTCTTGAGCCTTATCTGTTTTTGCAGATTCCATGTTTGCTCCTTAGCACTTCCACCGCGCCAGCGACGCGGCCTTGCGCGTAGGCCGGCCCTTCTCGTCTTTCATCGGTCCCGGCATGCCAGACATCCGTGCGCAAAAAGAGTTCTTGCGTGCGCCGCCTGCTGGCTGTGGTGCCTTGAGGTTGCTGCCTGTTGCTACGTTGTACTTGGCGCGGCCCTTGGCCGTAAGCCCTGCGCCCTTGGAGGTAGCGAGCTTTTCGCCGCGCCCGACGGACAGCTTGGGGGCTGCTTTAGCCATAGAATGCCACCGCAGAAGCACTTGCTGAACACGTTACTATTAGGCTGGTGCTGCACAGGACTCCCTCACCAGGGAGCAGCATATGCACTGGACCAGCTGCGGTCGCCGTGTACACAAACAGCGTTGTGCCCCCGTCCAACACCGTGACAGTGGCAGCAGCAGCTGCGCTGATACTGAGCGCCTTCAGTCGAACGCGCCCCGCATACACCGTGGTGGCTGTACTAGCCGGGCAAGTCGCCGGGCGTACGTCAGTCTGTTGCATATCAGTACCCCGAGTTTTTTACACAGAAGCGATAGCCGTGCCTGCAGGAGAAATCCAGTTTGTGCCATCACCCACGGCAACGCACGGTGCGCCCGCCAGCCCATTGGACACGTAGATGATCTGCCCCGCGGGCTTGGTCGCCAGTGCGTTGGCCGAAGTAACGGTGTAGGTGGGGAGAGTGGCGGTGCCGGTAATAGCGCCGACAAAACCATTGGTGGATGTCACCGGGCCGCTAAAAGTCGTTGAGGACATGATGTGTTCCTACTTTAAGGTCATGCAATTGGTAGGTTCATCTGCCGGGGCAGTTTGCATAACCGAGTGGGCCCGGATACCTGTTTATACCACGGCCGGCGGCAAAAAACAACAGGCGCAAAAAAGGCCCCGAAGGGCCTTTTTAGTAAGGGTAAACCCTTACTTTTACGCCGAACCGGGCGATCCGAAGATGCCCAAACTGTCCGAGACGCCGAACGAGTACCGTTCGCGCGCTTTGTAGCGCACGTTGCCGGTATCGAAGTCACCATCCATTTTGGTGTCCAGGGCCGTACGCACAAAGTGCTTCAGGCCGTTAGGTACATCCGTCATCAGGAACCACGCATTGGTGTCCGTCAGATAGTGGTTGATGCAGTAGCCATCGGGGATAGAACCGTTGTTCTTGATCGCGTTGATGTCGTTGTCTGCAGTGCCAACGCGGAGGTTGGTTTCCAGCAAACGAGTAGCAACGAACTGCAGAGCCGGCGGGATCACCAGTTTCTTCGGCTTGGCCGCAATCAGAAGTCCGCGCTCGTCGGTCCACGCGGCGATCTGAATCACTGCGTTTTCCAAAGAGGTTTCATTCAGGTCAGCACTCGTCGCTGGGCGGTTGCTGTTGGTGCCACCAGAAACAAGCGGGTGGGCTGTCGAACACAGAACCACGCCATCACCGTAGGTAGGGTTGCCCGAACCAGTGAAAGCGGTGTTCAGGATCGCGGCAGCCTTGACCTGCTTGGTGTACGCCATTGCCCGGGCCAGACCCTTGGTGTAACGGGCGCTCAGAGCGTCATACAGGTTGTCCTCGACCGCTTCTTCCGTGATGGAGAAGCCCATTGCGATGGTCTCGTGGTTGTAACGAGCCGTCCACGCCTCCTGCGCATTGTCATAGGCGATGGATTGGCCCTCGTTCTTGACAGGTGCAGCGGAGAAGCCAGACAGTTTCGTCTCTTCCTCGAAAGATCGCTCGGAACTCTCGGTCTCGTAGATTTCCTTGTGCTCTTCGCCGTAGCGGGCGTACTCCAGGCCGAACAGCGCGTTCAGGCCGGGGAGCAGTTCTTTGAGTAGTTGTGCGCGTGAGATTGCCATGATTTAGCTCCTTAGATGCCGACGGCGTTGCTGTAGGAATGCTGACCCGGATTGAACTTCACGAGGATGTCCGTATACGCGTCACCGACCACAGAGAAACCCACCATGTTGACGAAACCGACGACGCGGAAGGCAGCAGCAGCGGTTTGGCTGGTGGTGCTGACAGCGGAGGTGGAGTTGCCATTCTGGGTGGAGCCCGTACTGCCGCTTTGGGCGGCGGCGAAAAACACGTTTTGGCCGAGAGCGGTTTGGGCCAGAGAGCCGTCTGCCTGCACTTGGAAAACGCAACGGTCATCGTCAATGACATACGCCATCACGACACCCGTGGTGCCAGAAGGGTAGTATTGACCGAAGATCGTCTGACCTTGTGCATTCACGTACTGGCAGCCAACGAAAACGCCGACAGTGCCTGCAGGGAATGCATTGGTGGAGCCGTCCGCGCCCGTGGCGGTCACGACGTTCAGGTAACCCGCGGCGTTCGTTGCAACAACCTGTCCGAAGAAGATGTTGCTGGCGTAGCCGGCGGGATCGATGAGAAAGGATCGGGTGCTGCCGGCATACGGCAGCCCGCCCAACTCGTTTACGGCTTTTAGGCCATAGGGGGTAGCACTTGAGGACATGAGGTACTCCTAGAACTTACAGGTTTTTTCCAAAGCTGACGGTGCTCTTTCTGTCACTGAACAACGGCATCCTCGGGTCGTTTTCGCGCATGAAGTTGTTGTCTACCGAAGACATCTGCGATGCAGCGCTCTTCTGGTAATACTCGTCACGACTACGCGCTTTGGCACTTGACATTTTGCAAAGCATAAGCCCGCCTATTTCCACATTTCCTCCGGCTGAAGTACCAAAAAGCATTAGCTCTGGGTGATCCTCAGCCTTAACGGGCGTCCAGCCTTCGCGTAGCTTCAGAGATACGTTGGTCGGCATGGCCTGCCCCAGGACATGGGTGGCAATCCAGCGGTACGCGACACCCGGCTCGGGTGTTGGGTCGGGCAGATTGTTAGGCGGTACGTACACTTCACGAACTTCTTTTTCGCGGGACACGAGGTCACGGGGGGTGCGGGTTTCAGCCATTTCAAGATTCCAGTTTAGCCACTTGCGCAGCATATTGTTGTGGGGTTAGTCCAAACTTTTTTGCAATTGCCAAGGCAGATTGGGTCAGTTGAACACGCCGTACTCCCGACGAACGACTCGCAGGAGCAACAACGGAAGCTGGTCGTCTGGCAGCGTTGTTTGCCGTTTTTTCGTTGCCGAACACTTCGGGAAAGGTTGACTGCATGCGCGCGTCAATTCTCTCAAAATAATCAGAACTTTGCGGGTCTACACCCGAATTTACTAGTTTTTGATGCAGCCCTAGTGCGAAGCTGGTAACTTCTTCAAACCCGTCAGAACCGAACCACTGGTTTTTTGCCTGCCAGCGCAGAGATTGCTCGTCCGGTTCTGCTGATTTGTTTGCGTATTGCCGCGTTTGTACAGCATCCGAGGTAACTTGTAAAGGGGTCGGACGATAATTCTTTGCTGTTTCGAGCCGCATCTTCGCGTCAGTGAACGCTTCCTGCGCTTCAATGATGGCGTCGGTATCGAATGCTTCCTGCGCAGTCTTGTATCGCTGCCGGGCGTTGGCCAGCTCTTGCTCGGCCGCGCCCTTGGCGTGGGCGGCCATGTTCTGGTTGCCGTTGTCGGCGTACTTCTTCAGGTTCTGGTTCTCTTCCAGCAGTTTTTGCGTGAAGTTTTCCAGTTCCTGCTTCTCCCGCATGGTGGTCTCTTTGGCGCGGCGCTCGTCATGGCGCGCGTGCGTGAGTTCCTTGATGCGGGTACGCACATTGGCCGAGTACGACTCGATTTCAGCGTCGGAAGGGTCTTGGACGGCCTTGGTGAGGGGCTGCCGGCCCTTATCCGGCTCTGGCGTGTCATCAATAACGTCAATATCAAACTCGTCGGCCTTGCTCGTTTTCTTGGCTTCGATCTCGTCCGGAAACTCAAATTCTTCCATTTCTTGCTCCTTAAACGCGTGTAATACCACGGGGGTCTTCGACCACAGCGTCGATTTGGTCGTCGTTCAACAACCGGAATTCTTTGCCATGAATCTTGAATCGCGTACCTGAGTAAGTACGAACCAGCACAAAATCACCTGCCTTGCACCATGCGCCCGTCGGGAATTTTGTGCTGTCTGAATACGCATCTGGACCTAGTTTCACAACAAACAGCACCGTTGTGGCGGCCTCTTCGCTCTTCATGTACGCGTCAGCTTTCAGGAGCGCCGACCCGTCAAAAGTCTCTGCTGTTTCGGGGACTACACACAACAGCTTCCACCCGGTAGGGTTGGGCATGGCAGTGGCGCGCGGCTCCGTACTCTCTTGCATTGCTACGCCCGGCGGCAAAAGCAGCCCCTCCATCGGTACCAACAACAAATTACTCATCTTGCTTCTCCAGTTTTTCAAGCAGGTCTATAACATAACGCTCTGCGATGGCTAGGCCCTGAATCACCCCGCAAAGTTTTCGGTACTCTTCTATGGTGGCGCAGCCGCCACCCGCGCAGTCGTCTGCGTAGTTGTTCATATCCGTGCGTATTTGTGTGCGCAATACGCTGGCGAATTTATGGATCATGTCTGTTCCGTGGGTTTCTGTTTATCGGCGGTAGCTTTGTGCTTGGCAATATCGACCCCCATCTGCACGCCAGCCTGGGTCTGCTGCGCATTCATCTTTCCTTGCTCGGCCTGCCGTTCGCCCTGCATGCGCTCTTTTTCTAGCTCCAGCTTGGCCAGTGACAGCGCTGTATCCGTTCCTATTTTTTGGATTTGCTTTTCGGCAATCTGCGCTTTCAGCTGCAGCTCCTGCTGCTTGTTCTGAGCTTGCGCTTGGGCCTGCTGGGCCTTGATCTGCACTTCCTGCTGCTGTATCTGCAGGGCCTGCTGCTTAATTTGCAGCTCTTGCTGTTGCATCTGCACCACAGGGTCTTGCTGTTGCTGCTGAGCCTGCTGCTGCGCCGCCTGCGCTTGGTTCTGCTGTAGCGTCTGCTGCGCCGCCTGCGCCATCATGCCCGACAGCGCCAGCTCCACTTGTGGGGGCAGCTTCTCGTCTTCTGGGGGCAGTGGCATACCCAACTGCTGCTCGATCTGTGCCCGGTAGGCATACCCTACGTGCTCGGCAACGTGCGCTGTCAGGGCGGCCTGAATCTGCCCCGCCTTGGGGTTCTGGCCAATCAGCTGCATCACCGTCGGGTCTTGCATCATGGCCATGTGCACGGCGATGTGCGCTTGGTGGTCCTGATAGAAAAACGCCTTGCTTGGCTCTAGCCGCAGCAGCGCCATGTTTTCCGAAACGGGGTCTTTCGGTTTCTGGTCTTCCGGCAGCGGCACCAGCTTGTCGGCATTCTTTACACCCATAACTTCGAGCATGGCCCGGTGCAGCTGGGGCATGTCGTAGATGTCTGGGGCCATCTGTGCCATCTGCAGCACCGCTTGGTACTGCACCACGCGCTGGCTCAGGGTTGCCGCGTTGGGGTCGCTCACGGGCAGGATGTCCACGTCTTCGTAGTCGGTGCGCTTGGCCTGCGGCCCGCCCACGTCCGGCTCAAACGTATAGTCCGGCTCCGTGTAGTCCCGGATGATGCCCGCTAGCAGCTGGAGCTCCTGCTTGAAGCTGAAGTGCACGCGCGCCTGCACCGCCGTCATGATCTTCAGCTGGCGCTCCAGCAGCGCCAGCGTGGTGCCGACGGGCGCGTTGGCCGACATCTCTCCCACGTTCATGTCCGCGGTCGAGGCGAAACGGCGGCCCTCGTCTACGATGTTCTGCAGCAGCGAGTACAGAACCGCCGACGGCTCCTTGTAGGGCAGCGGCAGGATGCTGTCGCGCAGCGTACCTGAACCGATGTCTACATCGCGGAACTCTCCGGGGGCAATCGGTGTGTCATCACCCTTAATGCGAAGTCCTCGGGATTTAAGTCCTCCCGGTAAATTAGACAGCGTGCCAGCGTCAACCAGCTGTCGCATGATGCTGGTGGCAGACTTGGCAAAACCACCGATGAGGTGGAAGAGGCCGAAGCCGTAAGCACCAAAGCCGGGAATGTACTGGTAGTGTACAAAATGCTGCCGTTTAAGTTGCAGGGCATCGTTTTCCTCCCAGTTGCGGCGAATCGCCAGCACGTCGTTGGTGCCTTTGATGTAAGTTACCACATACGGCAGCGCTATGCCCGTTTCTTCGCCGTCGGCGTCGGTGTCTTCATGTCCCGGCATGTCCATGTCCACATGGCTCTCGGCGATGATGTACCGGTCGTCGTTGATGTCGCTAAAGCCCGTCTCTTTGTCCTTGGCCTGCTGAATCTCGTCTGACACCTTGGGCGGGTCCGGCAGATCAAAATCCCGGTAGAACCCCGCTTTTTGCAGTTTGCGCAGCTCGTTCTTCGTCTTTCGCATCAGGTGTGTTACGCGGTAGCACATGGACATGTCTGACGTGCCATACGGAATCAGCATATCTTCTGCCGGAACGAAGATCGACACCTGCCGGCCCAGGCTCGGGTCGTAGTAGACCTTCTTGAACGATGAGCCGGCAGCTGGCAGCGACCACATCATTCGCTCGTGCTCCGGGCGAAACTCCTTCATCACCTCGGTTAGCTGATAGTTCATGTCAGTCTCGACGCGCGCCGCCGACTGCTTCTTCTCCGGCGTTTCCTTGCCGATAATTTTGGTACGCACCGGGCCCGCGGCCGGGAACGTCTCCGTCACGGTCTCCGACTGGAACCGCACCACGGCCTCCGTAATCATGGGATGGAACACGCCGCACGCGCCGGACCACGGCTCTGTGCGCTCCTCGATCTGCAGCCCCAGCAACTTCAAACCGTCGGTGTAAGCCTTCTCCCACTCCTTGCGGGACGCCTTGTCGTTGTCGATGTCCGCATCGAGGTCCGACAGCATACTGGACATGTCCCCCTCATCCATCTCTTCGGCCAAGTTGGCGTTGAAATCTTCGGGGGTGTCGTCTACGATTTCCAGCACATCTTCAGGATTTCCTAGATCAATCTCGATGGCCGTAAGGCCCGTGTCATCCGCGGCGTCCGCGCCTGTAGGGGCTTGGTAGAAAGATTTGTCAATGTTCGTGGCCATAGCGGTCCTTAATAATAGGCAGCGGTGCGCCGGCGGTACTCAACCGGCGGGTCCTTTTGGTCGGATTGTAGGCGGATCAACCCGCCGGCACGAAAGCGCATCAGGGCTTGGCTGCAGCAGTCAACATTTTCATCGTGCTCCCCGTTTGGGAACTCAGCGATCTCGTCGATGACGGCGTGCGCCCAGCGCCTGTCGGGGGCCCACACCATGCCGGAGGCAAACATGTCGGCTACGGAGTTGATCCGCGCGCGCTTGTCGGCTCCGCGGCTGGGCGTGTACTCGTCCACAGGGATTCCGATTTTTCGGAGCTCCTGGATCAGTGGTGCGCCGGCAGCCTTCTTCTCGATGATGACCATATCCGGCTTCCACTCCTTGTAATACTCCAGCGCGAACTGCTTGAGCTCAGGAAACTCCTTGCGCCCGGTCCATGCATCGAGCAAGATGAGCTGGTCCTGCTCCTGCTCCGGGTTGTACCAAATGCCCCACGTCTGTACTCCGCTGGGGTCGGCCGAATCGTGCTTCCCGTGGGCGGTATCCCAGCTCTGCAGTATCAAGGTGCAGGGCGGGGGGTCTTTTTTCTCCCATATCCGCCACCATTCGCGTTTTATGAGGGCCCCTTCCTCGCTGGTGGGCTCCTGCATGTACTGCGCGGCCCAAAACTGCGGAAACATGCCTGCTTTCTTGGCCA